TGTAAGAGGTGATGACAACACTAAAAACAAAATTATAGTTGAAACATTTAACGATCTTTCTCTAGACCCTAACTCTTCAAACTATATTGAGAGAGTTATTGGTAATCAATATAAGTCTAAAGCAACAGATGGGGATGTAACATACTTCAATTCAATTGGAGAATATGTTAACCAATCTAGATACATTAGAATAGCATCAGTTGCAAGACCTACGTTGAATTATTTAGCAAATGACGGCATCACAATTTCAGATGCTAATTACACCGGTTCTTTACCAACAGCACAAAGTGGTACATTTACTGGAGCAACAGGAAACTTATATAAAGATGATGCTCCTAACAACCATTTTGGAGACATTACAGACACCAACACTCAAGGTTTAGTAGCAGCAAATTATGCAGATGCAATTTCAGTCTTAGAAAATAAGGATGAATATGTTTTCAATATCGTTTCAGCTCCTGGATTAATTTACGACTTCGGTTCTCACAAAACTCAATTAGATTCAATTGTTTCTCTAGCAGAATCAAGAGGAGATGCTATTGCAGTAATTGACTTAGAGCAGTACGGAGCTTCTGTAGGTAATGTAACATCAGCTGCAGCTACAATTAATAGTTCGTACACAGCAACTTACTGGCCTTGGTTACAAACAGCGTCAGCAACAGGCAAGAATGTATGGATCCCAGCATCAGTTGTTATACCTGGAGTATATGCATTTACAGATGGAGCAGCAGCACCATGGTTTGCACCTGCTGGTTTAACTAGAGGTGGAATAGGTGACGTTATTCAAGCAGAGAGAAAGCTTACAAGAGCACAAAGAGATACTCTTTATAATGCTAACGTTAACCCAATTGCAACATTCCCTGGAGCAGGTATTTCAGTATTTGGTCAAAAGACATTACAGAAAAAGAAATCAGCTTTAGATAGAGTAAACGTAAGAAGATTATTAATCGATCTTAAGAAGTTTGTTGGAGATGTTTCAAGAAGTTTAGTTTTCGAACAAAACACTACAGCAACTAGAAATTCATTCTTAGCAGCTGTTAATCCATTCTTAGAATCAGTAGTTCAAAGACAAGGATTATATGCATACAGAGTAGTAATGGACGATACAAACAATACTGCTGATGTAATAGACAGAAATCAATTGATTGGACAAATTTACATTCAACCTGCTAAAACAGTTGAATTTGTAGTACTTGACTTTACAATTGAACCTACTGGCGCAACATTTGTAGGATAATTTAAAGTAATAATATTTATAATAAAGAAATAAAATGGCAGTACTAGATCCAAACGAAATAATGTTTAGAGCCTTTGAGCCTAAGGTACAGAATAGATTTATTATGTACGTAGATGGTATTCCATCATTCATGATAAAAAATGTATCGGCTCCTAACTTCGAAGACGAAGAGGTTAAGCTAGACCACATGAATACATATAGAAAAATTCGAGGGAAGAGAGAATGGGGTAATATGGACATGACTTTATATGATCCAATTACACCTTCTGGAGCTCAAGCAGTAATGGATTGGGCACGTCTTTCTTACGAATCAGTAACCGGTAGAGCAGGATATTCAGATTTTTACAAAAAAGATTTGACGTTAAACATCCTAGGACCTGTAGGAGATATAGTTTCCGAATGGGTAATTAAAGGAGCGTTTATCACATCAATGTCTCAAGGTGATTTTGATTGGGCTACTTCAGACGTAGCAGAGTTATCAATCACTGTAGCAATGGATTACTGTGTGTTAAATTATTAATACCTCCCAATAACCACCCGACAAGGCCTGGCTTTTTAAGTCAGGTTTTGTTGTCTAATAAAATAAAAGTTCTTATATTTATATATAAACTAGTTATAACTAATAAAATTTATGAGTACAGAAAACAAATTTCCTACTGAAATTGTAGAATTACCCTCAAAAGGTTTACTGTATGCTGAAGATTCACCTCTTAGATCTGGAACTATAGAGATGAAGTATATGACAGCAAAAGAGGAGGATATTCTTACAAATCAAAACTATATCCAAAAAGGAGTAGTAGTAGATAAGTTAATACAAGCATTGATAGTAGATAAGTCTATTGATTACAGTCAACTACTTTTAGGAGATAAAAATGCACTACTTTTAGCAGCACGTATATTAGGTTACGGAGCTGATTATGAATTTAATTTTTTAGGTTCGGTTGAAAAAGTAGACCTAGGTAAGGTTGAAAACAAGGAACTTCACCCTGATGTGCAGAATTCAACTAAGAATGAATTTAATTTTACTTTACCTACCTCGGGGAATGTAGTTACATTTAAACTTTTAACCCATGGTGATGAACAAAAAATTGATCAGGAGATAAAAGGTTTACAAAAAATTAATAGAGATTCATCACCAGAGTTGTCCACCAGGTTAAAACATATGGTCATTGCAGTTGACGGTAATGGAGACAGTAAAACTATAAGAGAGTTTGTTGATAACCAATTTCTTGCAAGAGATTCAAGAACTTTTAGAAAATACGTTTCAGAACTTCAACCAGATGTAGATCTTAAGTTCTACCCAGAAGACGCAGAGGAGGGCGTCGATATACCAATCGGTGTTAACTTTCTTTGGCCTGACGCAGACATATAGACTACAACTTTTTAGACAAATTCATGATATAGTATTTCATGGAAAAGGTGGATTTGATTTCCATACAGTGTACAATTTTCCTATTTGGCTCAGAAACTATACCTATAAAAATATAGAGGAACACTACAAAAAGGAACAAGAGGCATATGAAAAAAATTCTGGTAAAAAGAAATTAGAAAATCAAGTTCAAAGAGGTCCTGCAATAAAACAACCATCATACAGTTCAAAGGCTCGCAAATAGCGGGTCTTTACTATTTATAATAAATTATACCAATGGCGATATTTGATGATAATTTAAACAGTCTCCTTAAACAGCTAGACGCAGCAGGTGTATCTACCAAAAGATTTCGTGATGAAATCGAAAGAGCACAAAAAGCAGGCGAAAGTTTAGATGAGATTATGTTAAATATGCAATCTAGACTTGAAACTGCAAACCGTAGTATGAGAGGTTTTACTAGTTCAGCATCATCATTAAACGGTATACTTAAAGCAAATTTAGCAGAGTTAAGTAAATCTAATTCTGCTATTAATGAAGGTAAAAAAGGTTATAGACAACTTACCAGTATTGTTTCTAAGCTAGCAGAATCTGAAGACGGTATTTACCAACTTCAGGTAAAACAACTTAAATCTCTTAATGAAAAAGCTCAAGTATCACTTAAAGAAGTAAAAAGTGCTGCTAATAGATTAACGGTTCAAAGAGGTTTATATAAGTTAGAAGGAGAACAACTTGCCAGGAGTGCAGAAAGAATGTTGGCTGCTGGTAGTATTACAGAAGAGGAGGCAGCTTTATTAAGAGCAAAAGCAAGTAATTTTGAATTTGAAACAAAAGCTGCTGCAGAAGCACAGCATAGGTTAAACATAGAAAAAAACCTTAACTCTCAATTAGGGGTAACTGGGGCAGCTTTATCCTCATTAGGGAAGTTAGCTTCAAAAATAGGCTTATCTAAATTTGCTGATGATTTAGAAAACATAACTGAAAAACTTCAAAATGATATGCGAGTTAAAACTCGTCAAGCAGCAGAAGAACAGTTATCATTAACTAACCAAACGTACAAAACTGCAAGAAAAGAAGTAGCCACTTTACAACAACGTATAGATAATGGTGAAAAGTTAAGCAGAGACGACAAGGAACGTTTAAACACTTCATTAGATACATTAGAGACGTATGAAGATCAAGTTAAAACACTTCAAGCACAAGTCAAAGCATCAGGTGGTCTTTTACTTAAATTTAAAGCATTAGGTCAAGCAGCTGCAGAATTTGGTAAACAGCTTTTAGACCCGTTGTTTATTATAGGTGCATTGGTGAAAAACTACATGGAGTTAGACAAAGCTGCAGTAGATTTTCAACGTCTAACAGGACAAAATGCTAGAGCATTAGCAGGTCAAAACGATAGTTTGGTTACCTCGGTTGAGACTTTAGAAAAAATGGCAGCTCTATCTGAAGAGTTAGGGTTTAATGTAAATGGTATATTTAGCCCACAGGAAATGGGGGATCTAGCAGAATCTGCTAAAATGCTAGGGCTAAGTACACAACAAGCAACTAACCTGGGTAAAAGATTAACTTCTAATGTCCGTGGTGTAAAAGATTTTGAAAGTTTAGTAGACCAAGGTGCAGATAGTTTTACAAAATCAACAGGAAAGGCAGTTAATTTAGGTCAAGTTTTAAGAGGGGTTAGTGACACATCCGATGCAATAGCACTATCTCTTGGGGACAACCCTAAAAGACTTGGTGAAGCTGTAGCAGGTGCACAAGCACTAGGTATGTCTTTAGGTAGAGTTGATCAAATAGCAGGTTCACTAATGGATTTTGAATCATCTATTAATAACGAACTTGAAGCACAGTTACTAACCGGTGGGCAAATAAATTTAGGTAAAGCTAGAGAACTTGCACTAAATAATGATCTTGCAGGATTAACTAAAGAAATTGCAAATAATAATGCACTATCTGAAAGTTTTGGTAAAGCTAATAGAATACAGCAAGAATCTATGGCAAAGGCACTTGGAATGTCAAGAGATGAGCTTGCCAAAATGATAATAATACAGAAGGCTAACAAAAAACTATCTTCAGAACAAATAGCCGAACAAATGAACATGACACCAGAAATGGTGAAACAAATTACTGCACAGGAAAAACTTAATACAGCGGTTGCTAAATTAGGTCAATCTCTTGCTCCATTTATAGATGCTTTAGTTCCTATTATAGACATGATTACACCTATCATTTCTGGATTCAGTAGTATGGCTGCAAAAGCAAGTGAAGTTGGTGTAATGTTACGAGAATCTTTTGGTTCAGCAGCTGATTCAGAAGGGTTTAAACGTGTCGGTAAAGTTTTAGCTGCTTTCACAGGTGGTGCTTTAGTTTTAAGAGGTATCAATAAAATGACTCTGGGTACTAGATTTAATCCTATGGTTGTTAAGGATGTAAATTCACCCGGTTTGTTTAAAGGTTTAACAGATAACTTCAAAAATTTATTTAAAAGAAGCGGTGTTGTAAAAGATAAAAGTTTACCAACCGGGTATAGAGATATAGCTACCGGTCAAGCTAGAAGTGCAAAACAAGCTAGTACTGCAAGTAAGGCTGCTAAAGCTACAAGAATGACTGCAGCTAAAGGTTTAGGAAAAACACTTTTAAGAGGTTCAGGAATAATGTCTGCTGTTGGTGCATCTATGGATTTAGCTTCAAATCTTGTTACAGCTGCACAAAATGAAGATGTTAGTGTAGGAGATGCCATGTTAAGAACGTTAGATCAAAACAAATTTATGGCTTTAGGTGCCGCTATTGGTTCTATAGTACCTGGAGTTGGTACAGTGATAGGAGCAGGTATAGGAGGTATTTTAGATATGGTAAATAGTTCTACTCTAGGAGAGAAAGGAATGTTTACAGATAGTCTTGAACAACAACCAACACCTATGGCAACAGGTGGTATAGTAACTCAACCTATTAATGCCATAGTAGGGGAAGCAGGCTCAGAAGCAGTAATACCTTTAAGAGAATTTTATGCCAAAATGGATGAACTTATAAATGTTGTAAGACAAGGAGGTGATGTTTATATGGATGGAAATAAAGTTGGTGAATCATTAATGCTTGCATCAACTAAATTATCATAACTATTTATTAATAAAAATACAATCATGGGAATTTTAAAAAATCAATTACCAAATTCTACTTTAGGGTTGAAAGGTTCAACTCCAAGCACAATAGCTGGATCTTTGAATACATCTCAGACTCATTACAATACTAAATTGAAAGCTCAAAAACCTGATCATTCAATTCACGATTACGATGGTCAACGTCCTGATCCTGCTTATTTAGAGAACTTACCAGAGTAGTCTAATGGGAATCATTAAGGATTTTAATAAAGGTTCAATGGATAAACTGCGTTCACTAAAATATAGTGAATATGGCGGTAAAGAACCTTATATTCAAAAATCTGAAGGATTTTCATATAATCAAATAAATGCTAGGATAACCGATGTTGAGAGGTTTGCTAAATTACTTACTTCAAAACCTGGTTTAAAATTTCAAGGAAATCAAGCGTTACTACAACAAGTAGATCAGTTAAAAAAATTACGTCAAGCAGGTAAACCTATAAATGGTAAGTTTAACTTT